GTAAATGCGGAAGCAAACTGTTGTGGGTGTGGTTCCCAAATGATAGTGATCATTAAAAGCTTTGTTCCATAGTGAATGCACGAGTAGCTGCGCCTGCTGTTGTGGAGCCTCCATCAGCAGTGTGGTTATCTTCCCAAAGTTGTGTTGCTGCATTATCAGGAAAGAAAGCGGCAGAACCACCAAGACTTGAACTTGGATCTTCTGTGTAGCCAGGCAAATCAATAATGCCATCTACAATGCTCTCACAGATTTTCTCCATTCTTGCTTCTAGAACATCTGCATATGTAGTAAGACCATCTTCTTCAGATGCGATTTTTCGCAGATAGGCGGCAGCAACCCACATAGCAATTAAATTCAGGACTAAAGATGGTGTAGTATCTGAATCAAGCCATGTACTTGTATCATATCTTTGAGATATTCTACCTATACACATTGATGATGCAAGGGCCTCAATCTCAGGCTCAACAACACCTATATCAAACTTAGAATCCTGTAACCAAGACTCTACTTCCCTAGTAGTAACATAAGCCACTAGTTCACCACCTTAACTTCTTCACTGGAAGAATGAACAGTTCTATCAATACCAACTACAATATTGGCACGAGTTATCGAATTTATCCTAATTCCCTTAGGGCCATCAGTCAGAATAAAAGTAGCTGGTACAGTCTTTGGATCACCAGTTACTAACGTTATTACAGTATCTACTGTTATTATGGTTCCAAGCGGTATAACTACTCCGCCTGCCGACCTACTTAGTGTCAGTACATTTTCTGTGGTAACAATAGTGCTTAGAGATACAGTCGCACCAACAAATGCAGTCAGACCTAAGGGAGAGTCTGTTGTACTTATAACTCCTAATTGAACAGTTCTGGCTGATACAGATGTAAGACCAAGTGGCGTATCTACTAAGGTAATGGTTCCAAGAGGAACATTCACTCCACCTATCCCAATTGATAGAGTTAGTGGAGTGTCAACTGTTGTGACTACACCAATCGCTATTGTCGCCCCACCAACAGATACCGTAAGTGTTAGTGGGGTATCAGTTGTAGGAACCGTAGTTAGTGCTACATTCAATCCACCAGCGACTCTAGTAAGAGTCAAAGGTGCATCTGTAGTGGTTACAGAACCAAGTAGTATTGCACCAGCACTTACAACACTAACTGCTAATGGTGTATCCGTGGTGGTTATAGCACCAAGTGATACGTTGACCCCACCTATTATTGCAGACAAGCTTTGTGGCGTGTCTACTGTAGAAACAGTAGCCAAAGCTACATTAACTCCACCAGCAGTTCTAGTTAGAGTTTGTGGGGTATCAGTTGTGGTAATAGCGCTTAGTACTATTGAACCAGAACCTACAACATTAACAGTTAATGGCGTATCAGTTGTAGTGATAGCGCCCAAAGCTTTATTAACTCCACCAATTACCCTAGTTAGCGTAAGTGGTGTATCTACATGAGTTGTAGCTGCTAAAGCTACATTGACATTGCCTCCAATACGACTTAGTACAAGTGGTGCATCTGTCGTAACCACAGGGGCCAGAGATACATTGACCCCACCTGGAGTAGAAGTAAGAGTTTGTGGGGTATCTACTGTGGTGATAGCAGATAGTGTTATATTTGCTCCACCAACACTTACTGTCAGAGTAAGTGGACTATCAACAGTAGTTACAGCACCTAGAGCTACATTTACTCCCCCTGCCACAGAAGTTAAAGCAAGTGGTGAGTCTACAGTTGCAACTGCATTCAGTGTTATACTGTTATCACCTGGAGTAGAAGTTAGAGTTAGTGGTGAGTCAGTAGTTGTAACAGTAGCGAGTGCAATATCTACATCAGCTATAACAGCGCTTACTACCAAAGGCGAATCAACCGTAGTGATAACACCTAAAGCTACATTTACTCCACCTGCTACAGATGTTACAGCAAGAGCAGAATCAACTGTTGTGATAGTGCCTAAAGCTATATTGGTCCCACCAACCGCTACAGTTAGAGTAAGTGGAGAGTCTGTAGTTGATATGGTACCTAATGCTACATTGACTCCTCCCGCAACCGCAGTAAGAGCTAATGGACTATCAACCGTACTTACAGCAGCAAGCGCAACTGTTACATCACCAGGAGTTGATGTAAGCGTTAATGGTGTATCAGTAGTATTTATAGTGCCTAGAGCAATTGTAGTTGCTGTAATTACACTTAAAGTCTGTGGCGTATCTGTAGTTGATACTACAGCAAGAGCTACATTTACTCCACCTGCAACCCTAGTTAGAGTCTGAGGAGTATCTACTGTTGTAATTGAACCAAGCGCTACAGTAACACCAGAGGAAATTGTCCAGTCAGGTGTTTGGGAGTAGGTGTTGAGGGGGGTCCCGTCGGACTCGACGACCCGGAACTCATAGGTCTCCCCTTGGACCGCATCGGGGGTGGCCTCGGTCACCCATTCGTGTTCGGTGAAGTCGTCTGCGTCGATCGTGGTCGACGGGAGCGGGGAGGTATCGTCCGATCGGCGGCCAGCGTCGAAGTCGGTCCCGGACTTCGTGGCGGGGGCTGTGAGCCGATTGGTGGTGGTATCGGTGGCCCCATCGGACACATTCGACGATCGGGCCAAACGAAAGGCGAGCTTACGGTGGACGGTGACCGCGAAACCGTTTTCGTTGGTGTTGCCTGTGTCGTTGGTGACGTAGAGCCAGAGCCCCCCGGGGGTCAGGGTCGACAGGACAGCCGCAATACTGATGCTGGTGTCACCCCATGATTCGATCGTCTGGGCGATCTTCGTGGTCGATGCGGTGTAAGTGGAGTGGCTCCCCAGCTCGACCGTGCCAGTCCCCTGGGCCGCCTCAAATGCGGTTCCGGTAATCGGAACAGCGGTGGCGCCATCGTCAAACTCTTCGTCGGTGTCGACATCGGTGATTTCGGGCACATCGTCGGCGGCCGCCGTGATGACGAGACCGACCTGGGCAACCTTCAAAGAGGTGTAGTTGTTGGGCCCAAAATCAAAGGTCCCGGAGGCTGTACCCACCCACTCGGCGATCCAAACTGCGTAATCGGTCCCGTCGCCAGCATCGGCCCGCTCGGTTGCCGTACCCGACCCAGTGACGGGGGTTTTGCCTGGCGGGTTGGTGGCGTTCCAATCGAACACGCCAACGATCACGAGATCGCCAGACCCGACTGTTTGATTGAAATTCGATTCAGCTATTGACCCGGTGATGCCTGAGATGGTGTCCCAGCCGCTGATCACATAAACACCGCACCCAGCGTTTTCGTTCCCTGGTGAGCTGTCGACTTGAATCGTCCGACCTGACTCGGTGGAGGTCGGCTCGGCTGTCCAAATCCTCGCCTCGGCCTCTTGGCTTGACGCTGAATCCATCGTCGATCGTTCGGTCCACGTCAACGACTCAACAGCGTCATCAGTGGGTGCGCCCACCGTACGGTTGGAGGCTCCATTCCCACCAACAACAACCAGGAGATCACCGGACGACCAACCAACCGAAGTCGGCCCGTTAGCGGAGTTGATGAACCAGTCCGCTGGAGCATCGAACGACTCGACAGCGATCGCCATCTACACCACCCCTGCTCTCATAGCGGGCTCGACTTGACACACAGATTCGCCAGATCCAAGGTCACGTTGTTCGCTGCGGTGATGTTCCGAATCATGATCGACAGATAATCGGTGGTCGATACGTCAACTTGAGCGACGATCGGGGCCGCTCCGACATCGGAACCGGTGCCGATCTTCCGACGGACGATCGACGGAGTCAGGATCGTCCCGTTCTTCCCGATCCCTATCTCGATATCTTGGGTCGAAGATCCCGAAGTCATCGACACCGAAGCTGACACCTCGGCCAACGAATCAGCCACGCCAGTGTAGTTCAGGCGAGCGTTCGTCGCCTCAGCCCACCAGTGAGCAGTCGGTGAAGTCGATAGCGTGTACGTGCCCGCAGCCTCAACCCACGTAGTCGTATCGGAAAGAGTGGTGGCCGCAGACGACGAAATATAGATCTCACCATGCCCGGGGCGGAGCGTTTCGACAGCGTCCCGCAGATCCGTCGGTGATATAGCTCCAGATGTGTTGTCGGCCAAGAGCGTTAGGACGCTGGCCAGGGTGCGCTGTGTTTCTGCCATCAGAAAATCCCTTCGTCAAAACCGGAACTGACCCCAGTACCGGGCACGTCCCGCCATTCGCCGGTGGCCTCATCGTCTCGCCGATACTGGAGCGTGACTGCACCCGTGAACGCCACCCCTCCAGTTTCCTCGACCAGCATTCGAAGGGTGCGGGGGGTTTCGGTGGCCTCGGTGATAGTAGTGTCCTGGGTTTCCAAAGTGTGGGCCGATTCGGTTCCGTCGTCCTCACCAAATGCGTAGCCCTCCTGCACCAAGGTGGTGACGGCGGTCGGTGCGAGGGCACCAAGAAACGCCGACGAGAAAGTAGAACCCCCAGCACAAGTCCCAGTAATCGAGCCTGAGCCCCCGATCGAGGCTTGGGCCAGGTCGGCGACACTGAAATCCGAGGATGCATCGGCTCGTTCTGTGTAGCTGGTCGGGGGAGTCCAGGCGCCTCCGTTGTAGTTGGACCCGGCCCAAACTTGCAGTGTGTCAGCGACCGTTGTCGTGTTCGATACCGCTGGTGTAGTCGATCCTGTGGCCTGGTTGGCGGAATCGAACACGTCGAACGGATCACCCGAGGCGAGACAATCCGTGTATCGAATGGCGATCCCTTCCCGCCAGGTGGACGCAGTTTGCGCAAAATCGTAGGTCCCGGAATCGGCGCCCGTGCAGCGTTTCCAATAGATGGCTAGGCCATTGCTGGCTGTGCCTTCGTTGACTTTCAAGGTGAACCCAGACTCAACCGTATCGATCGTGTCGTCGCCGTCGTAATAAAGAAACACGAGCACGATCTCGTCGGCCGCTGTCCCAGATGGAACAGCAATAGCCCAATCAGTACTAGTCGCCCCCGTCAGATAGGTACCAGCAGCACCAAAGCTGGGGGCGACCATTAGACAAACACCGATCCAGTCTCAGTGAGATCGCCGGCCGTACCGTCATTCAAATACGCAAAATTCCACGAGTCGTCATCGAAGGTGTTGTCGGTCATGACGATGTTGGTCACGTCCCCACCGCCACCAACAACGAACTGAATGGTGTAGTTCCCGCCAGACATATAGCTGTCTTCGACTAAGACGTCGTTGATCGCAGCGAAATCGGATTTCATGAGAATCGCTGAAGTTTGTTGCTGCCAAGGGCCGATGATCGAGCAGCGGCGAATGATCATCCCGTCACCGGCTCCGGTCTGGATCACGTCGTTGTGCGACACGCCGACCTTGCCCATGTTGCCAGCCAAGTAGCAATCCTCCATGACGATTCCATCGCCCTCGAATTTCACGGAATCGGCACCGCCCGAGATGTCACAGCGGCTTATCGTGATCCCATCTGTAGCGAGGATCGCAGCAGCTGAGTTGACACCATGGAGACGGATACGACAATCTTCAATAGTCAAATTTGTGCCCGGTCCCAAACACCGAATCCCATAGAAATCAGTGGTTGTGATACGGCATCGTCGGATCGTGATTCCAGAAGCATTGATATTGACTGTCCCTGTGAAGTCTAGATCCTCGATAACAGCGTCGGCGGTTGAGTACGTGCCGCCGCCATCGTCGGTTAGGTCGTCAGGATCAACCCCAATACCTCTTAAACCAGTATTATAAGGCGTTGGGAATCCTACTGGAATTGGATTACTTGACACTTCTAACCGTCCATCAGTTCCGTCATAATCTGCTTGAGGGTCATCTAGTGGATTATCAGGAATATGAGTGAGCTGAGCGCTTCAAGTAGATCTGACAAAACCTTCAGCAGCAGGCTGAGCAGTAACAGTGCCACCATTAGGTGTATGAGCAAAGTCCCAATGGAACAATGGAACTACATTAGCGTCAGTACCAGCTCCAGTATCAGCGTCATAATAGAGAATCGCACTCACTGTGGCATTTCCAGAGGTAGCGGTCCATTGCTGATCAGCGAAATCTGCGTTATACCAGTTATTGGTATCATCCAAAGAGGTTGAAACATCGGTATCAACCAGCGTCTTAAGCGCATAACCAGTGAAAGTGGCAACAGTATTACCACCTACAGCGTCAATAGCAGCCTTATCATCTCGATCCTGAAGTGTTGCTTGAGCTTCCATAGCCTCATATAGCACAAGAAGGAAAGCCGAGTTGGTTGGATCATTGGTATCAACGTTGATGGCAAGCTGAATTGGCCTACCTTTAGCGATGTTAAATGCAAAATCAGCCATTATTAAACCGCTTTCACTGCATCGAGAGGAATGGAATACGCCATAAGTCCACCCTTTGGGTTTGGGCACTGAATTTCAACATGAGGCTTGTTAGTAAACTTATTAACATAAGCTTTACGAGTCACACCATCAACATCAAAATGCTCTTGGTAGGTGCCAACATACATCTGCTCATGCAATTCAAAGCTATAAGACTCACCTTGCACAAGATCTTCCAGTTTCATCATTCTCCTTTACGTAACTGAAGGGGCAATAACCTCTACAGGCCCACCCCAAAGGTAGTTATTTCCATCTTCCCAAGCGATCCATCGATACGTACCAGCAGTTATGCCAGAAGATGTATCTAAAGTTAAATTGATCAATCCTGTAAGGGGGTCTGTGTTAACTTGAACAAAGCTAACTACAGATGCCCCCTCATCAGGACCAATTTCTGCCGTATATGTACGCCCAGTAACGTTTACTGTTGCTCCATCTTCATCGACAATTGCCAAAGCAATATCTATTAGTTGGCCGATGACGAACCGTAATGGAACTTCATCCCCAATAAAATCTAACTGAGATGTAAATACCGGCATACTTCTTTAACCACCATCTTTTCCCGTAGCTGGCTTAGTACCAGTTTGTGGAGCAGGTGGCTCTGGCGCTGGTTCCGAAACTGGATCTTCTTCCAAAGGTCCAATAGCGCCACTAGCAATAAGAGATTCAATAACCTCTTTAGGAAGATCCTTAGCAAGGACCTTTTCTCCTTCAGCGATTACAACTCTCTTATTCTGACCATCCTCTACATATCCATAACGAATTTCCGTAAGTGCATATGCAGTAGCCATTAGCTCACCGCAGCCTTATAGACGTATCCAGCAGTTGAATCGCCAGAGCCATCAACAGCAATCAGCTTGTGATCATAACGGGCACGAACTCGCAGCATCTCTGCCACTCGGTCGTTATCCCTCCAACGATCAGTCAGCATTGCTCTACTTCCACCAAAGCCCCAGTTGAAGCGGTACATGTAAGCAGGAATCTTCATGCCTGCTCGTGGCGGAACGTAAGCAATAACTACGTCCTTGCCCCAAATGTAACCAAATGCATCAGCTTGACCAGGATTGGCAGAGTTGTAGCCGACGCCAGGAACAACAATGTTCGCAACGCCAACAACCGCAGCAATGATATCCTTGGTGAGAATACCTCGCTCTGAATACTTAATACGCTCAATAAAATCAGCGTGATTCTCAAGCGAAGCCATTACCTGATATGGAGTAATAGCTACAGTTGGCTCTTTAAAGATTGCCCCATGAATCTGAGTGCGTGCTGCACGGTAATCCAAAATTGGGCTTGAGCCTGCATCGTCCCACTGATCTGTACCAGCAAGAGTAGACGAATGTCCAGTTGCATAGTTAGCAGCAGTCGTAGCGATTCCGTGTACAGTAAGCTCAATACCGAGAAGAATCTTATCGGTAAGAAGCTCAGTACCATCACTCATCGGATTCAGAGGAGAGTCAGCATTTGCAATCTCTTCGTCTGTAACAGGAATCTTCAGTGCGTGCTCAACTGCAAAGTATGGATTCGTAGCAACAGTGAGGCCAGGAATCTCGATAGCAGGAGTACCAGGTGCTCGGAGATCCGAATCTGGTTCTTGCTGCCAACCTTCCCGTCCAAACTCATAGTACAAATCGCTCTGCTTAGCCACATTCACCACAGGGGCCAGAACATCGCCAACAAAGGCGTTATTCTCATATCCCATGGAAATGCCAGTTAGGACCTTATCGATGTGGACGTTTCCGCCACCACGAGGATCATATACAGCCATTTAGTCAATCCTCCTTAAGCCGATGCCACGCCATTAGATGGCGTAAGCAAGACATCGAATTGGTCATTGTCAGCAGCAGATGTGGTTGCAACACAGATACCAACTGAGAAATCGCCAGTAGCCACAGGCTCAAGCGATCCATCGGCCGAAGCAGTAACAAGTTCTCCTGGATCAGGGGTACCACTTGCAATGGCACGACTAACACCAAGAACACGAACATTTACTACTCGGCCATTAGTCACGTCAGCAGCAGTAACAGCTTCTTGGCAGATGCCAATAATCCGTTCACCCTGTGCATCAGCAGCCGAAATGGTTCCAGCAGTATCAAGCGTCACAGCCTGAAACTGAGTAAGTGCTTCAGAAGCTAGAAACGACATATCTAGTACGTAGTGACCACCAGACATTAGTCAGCCCCTTCCGTTGTATAAACCTCAGTATTGTATGCATTCCACAATTCTGGCTCGCTCTCTGCAAGCTGAATTGAAGCGTCTGCATAACTGAGGTCTTTATCATCTGTACGAAGCTTTTCAACCTTGTCGCTGAACATCTGCGAAGCAGACTTTCCGCCAAGATCAAATATCTCCGTTTTACCACCAAGCTCACCAAGCTGAACAACTCCATCCTCCATGATGGTCTGTGCAAGCTTGAGAATCTTGTCAGCAGTCGCCTTTGGAGCAGTAATCATAAGATCACTAAGCTGTTGCTTTACCACAGGAGATAGAGCCGCAGTGGATGAATCCAGTTCAGCAAGCTGAACCTTTACATCTGCAACTCGGGCGCCTGCTTCAACCGCAGCAATCCGCTTCGTTGACTCATTAAGCTTCGCAATCAGTCCTGCAACCACAGGGTGCTCTTCGCTTAGCGAAACAAGTTCGTTCTCTTCATCATTGGCATCATCAGCCGAAGAATCATCTTCAGAATCATCGCCATCATCATCGTCGTCAACTTCAACATTGAAGTCTTCCGTTGATGCAGCTTCTTCGACCTTTGTTTGAAGGTCAGCATCTGAAGTGGATTCATCGAATTCGATGCCATGCTTCTTTGCAAGTGCCTCTAGGGCCTTACGATTCATGGTTAAGTTCCCACTTTCTTCGTTTAGTATTAGGGGTTGAATTCCCTTCAAAAAAGGTCTATTAGTTATCGCACCTCCAACTAGTACGTCGCTATATTCTCTCTTCGTGACGGGATGAGTCCACCTACTCCAAATTTCTGGGGAGAAGTATCGATACGCACCTTCACGAATATGATTGGCAGCGGACTTAGTCCACTCAACCAGAACATACAGACCATCGGACTTAGCTACAGCGTCCTTGACCCAACCTGCTGCTAGCCCCTCTTTGTGGTCATAATCAATGTTGATATCTTGGCCACGAATCCCGCTTTTAACCTGATCAGCGAACTTCTGGACTCTCTCAACAGTGATGTTTATAGGGCCATGCACTGGATGTGAGTAATTACCGATCGGCATAGCCTGAATCCAGAAGGATGTTTGGTCCTCAGCAAGATTGATAACACTCAAATCAACAAAGTGGGTATAACTTAGATCCTTGTCACCCGTCTTAATACCTTCATCAAGTGTTATTTTTTCGGTATTCACCATATAAGGTTCCATGGTCGATTGCACCTTATCACTATGAGACACTATTTACCATCCCCATCATCACCTGTTCTGCTGCTTCCAGCGTCATTTCGCATGCCTGGAGCCGTGCTTTGTCTTGGCGGTCCAGATTGCGCTTGTTGTGGTGATTCTACAATTCTCAAAGTAGTTGGATCATGAGGAGGAGCATCAATTTGTTCTCTTGCCCAAAGTTCAAGCGTGTCATCAACCTGGACAACACCAGCACCTGTCAGATTCCTAAGAGCAAAGCTCAACTCTCTAGCTTCTGATGTATCTCCAAGCTTCCTAACTCGCAGTTCAGGGAATATGTCAACATCCCAATTGAACCTAACAAGCTGTGGAATCACATAACTGTTCATGACAATGCTGATATCCTCAGCAATTTGCCGTGTACTCTTATAAAACAGGTCCATTCCTTCTTCTGCACCAGCAGCATTGCCGCCTGAAGAGTTAGACCACATAGCCTGAGCAAGCACATTCTGATAGATCATTCGACTGTGGTGCTCAGCCGTCTCCAAAGCGCTCACAGGTTGACCTTCAAGCTTCGCAAACATTACCTCCCACCCAGGAGGCAGAACTGCATGAGCTTTCTCATTCGCCCTAAGATTAGAGGCCAACTCAATAGCTTCAGCCTTATCCGTAGGTGTGAATCCAAGAGGAAGCTTGATAACTGGAATGCCAATACCATGCCTTTCCTTCTGAATCGCATCAATCTTGTACGCATTCTCCTTAAAGTACCAGTGCTTATACGCTGATCTCAGAACCGACATCCCACGAATATCGCCAGCCTCCCCATCAAATGTGAAAATAGCTAACTTATCAATTGGAATCTCTACAAACGACTGAGAACCTTCGTCCCCATAAAGAACCACAGAGGAGGGGCCGCCATTGGCGTCAAACTTCCATTCCTCAACGTCAATTGGGTGCCTAGGAGCTAGTTTCTGAAGGTAAACTCTGGGAACTCCATCAAACTCTCTAATACCCCACACCTTTTCAAACATATAATAACCAAAGTCAAGCATCAGAAGAGCTTCCCTAAGCACAACTCGCCAGGGATACGTCATTATATGCAGCAAATTCAGATGCACAAAGTCAGCAATTTCCTTATGTAAAGCAATTTCCTCTGGACTATGCTCACCTAGCCTTGCATCAGCAGGCTGTGTATACCAATTAGCGCCAGTAATAGGAGCCTTCAGCGTCCTAAGTGACCCTCTAATAGCAGAATCACTCCTGCGCATCCTGTCATAAGTTCTAAGACCGAGAGTTCCTCTCAGCTCACCGTTGTACTCTTCTCGCAAGTACGTAGTCCAAGAACTATGCATCCTCCCAATCTCTAACCCAAGCCTTGGAGCTTCTTCAAGCTGAGTAACGATGACCGCATTATCAGTTACTTCTACAACCTCATAGTCATCAAGATCAACATTTTTCATAGGCCAGTTTTCAATCGGCATATAACATCCTTACCCAGACTCTTCTTCGACAACTATTACAAAAGAACGCATATGTGTAATTACCTTCGTGAACCATCCGCCGACCACAACAATCTGGCCTCATAAACGGAAGTGTTTCAGTAAGGTCAATCATAAGAAACAGTCGTATTTATCAATCTTGATGTATACCGCATATAACTCAACCAGAGCCACCGGGATATGAGCGATTGAAAGGAACGACTAAACCTACGGACTAGAACTCCATCTCATCCAACTTGAAAAATGTCTTAGTGCTACCACTGCTCAAACTCACGTCCCTGTTATTTCCCACAGGGGCGGATCGAGCTGGGGTCAACAACTTCGGCATAGTATCCGACAACCTGTAATTCGCCCCTAACTTGTACAAATGCACGAGCGCATACCTAATCGCATCCAGCGCATGATCATCAATCTTCTGCGCTAGCTCTCTAGGACTCCTAGCCCTAGTCCCCTTCTGCGACTTATAGTTATTGAACTCTCTCCTGGTATTCACACACGAGTAGTCAACTTGCAGCGCTGGCCTATCTGGTGCAGGAGTCCCGAATTCGTCAATCTCCTCACCTGTCGGCCTCATCTTAAGGAACGTGGCAACGAGGTCAATTCCCTCTCGCCAGTTACTCTTAGATTCTGGATCCGCCCAGCAAGGCACCAAGTTCCTTGAAATCTCTTCAACTGCGGCAGGATCGGCAGCATCCCCAAACGCCATATTAACCTTGTATCCATCAGGCTGTGTCCGTCCCTTAAGCAAGTTTATATGCTCGCTCAAAATCTTCCCTGGCATATAATGCTCCCGCCAGATTCTGATCTCATCATTAGGCGTAACCTGAAACTCTATGCAAGCCAACGGATTCACATAACCAAAATCAAACGCCATGTAATTCGGCAGCCTGGGATCATACTCCACAGAGGAAACGTGCGTCGCTTCCGTAAAGTCAGAATAGATCTTCCCTACAAAACTCGTAAAGTCAGCAGCAATCTCCTGATCAAAATCCGCTTCCGACATAGTCCGCCTGAGCAGCTCAATCTCAGGATCGTCA